AGAGAAAGTGGCGTCACGGTAGGACAACTTAGAAGAATGTCGCAGTCAGGAGAATTAACTGCTGAGGCGATGTTCAAGATGCTTGAAAATTCCAAGGCACTTACTGCCGCATTCGCAGATCAAAAACCAACACTAGATCAATTAGAAACTGCACTATCAGATAGTTTTGATAGAATGCTTGCCAAGATTGCTGAAACTAGTGGAGCAACTGCCGCCTATGAAAAACTAATCAAGAATTTAACTGTTACATTCAATCAACTTGCAGGATTAGAAACTGTAAGGGATTTGAGTCCTGAAAAGATTTTAGAGCAGGTAAAAGATGGTGCCATTAAGGCAGAGGATGCAATCAATGAACTGAACAAGAGATATATTGATTTGTTAGATTTGGGTCCTTTGGATTTAATCCTTCGTCCAGGTGTTGCAGTTACAGATCAATTGAATGGCAAGAACAAGGAACTTAGAACAACATACAAGTTACTAATTGAAGAGATTAAGCAACTTGAAGAAGCACAAAAACAAACAACACAGAAAGCCAAGGAAGAGGCTGCCGCACAAAAAGAATTAGATGATGCCCTAAAGGCAATAATCAAACCATACGAAAATGTAATCAAGAAGGCAACTGAATACAGCAAACTTGATTTTAGAACTCCTATTGAAAAAGCCAAGGACAATTATGAACTTGCTGTTAAGACACTGGAGTCATTGCAGGAAGCACAACAAAAATTAGTTGGTAGTGGCAAGGACTTAGAAAACAGCACTGTTTCAATTGAACAGGAAATTAGAAATGCTGAAAAGGCAGTAAATGGTTACAAGGAAGCACTTGACAAACTAACTGCTGAAACTGATACATATGAAAATTTCTATTCCAACCTAATTAAATCAAGCCAAGACACTGTAAGAGAAACACAATTTGCCAAGGATGCACTTGAACAATTAAGCAGAGATTTACAGGCTGGAAAAATAGGGCCTGAGGTATATGCTGAAGCAGTTGAAAGCATTAACAGGGCACTTGGCAAAGTTCAAAAAGAAGCAAAGAAAACAACTGAAGAAATCAATAGAATACTTGCTGATGCTGAGGATAGAAAAGAAAGGGCTTTTGAGGAAGTTGAACTTCACGGCTTGGAAGGACTAAAGAAAAAATTAAGAGAAATTGAATTAGAAGAAAAACGCCTGGCTAAGGAAGCAGAAGAAAGAATTAAGACACAGTTCAAGGATGCAGATGAGGCAGAACTTAAGAAAGCACTTGAGGAAATAAGAAAGAGTGCAAATGAAACAATCAAGAGCAGGCAGGAAGCGGCAAAACAGTTGGAAGATTTAATCCAACAGGAAAAAGAAAATCAAAGAACATTTGAATATGGTTGGGAAAAGGCTTTTGAAGATTATGCAGACAATGCCACCAATGCGGCAAAGCAGGCACAGAAAATTTTTGAAAAAACCACACAGAGTATGGAAGATGCAATCGTTAGTTTTGCAAAGACTGGTAAATTTGAATTCAAAGGATTCCTAAACAGCATTCTAGAGGACATACTTAGAAGCCAAATAAGGCAATTGATTGCAGGACTGTTTGGTGGCGGACAGAGTGGCGGCAGTGTTATACTTGGGGGACTAAAAAATATTCTAGGTTTTGCAAATGGTGGTATCATACCAAGCAATTCACCAGTCTTAGTTGGTGAAAGGGGCCCTGAATTATTGGCAGGTGCCGCAGGTAACAGAGTTACTCCAACGGAAGGTATTGGAAACAACATTACATATAACATAAACGCAGTTGATGCCTTAAGTTTCAAACAATTGGTTGCTAGAGACCCGCAATTCATCAACGCAGTGGTAGAACAGGGTAGAAGAAGTGTGCCACAGACTAGGAGATAATACATATGACAACAGCATTTCAAACTGTTATAGACAATGCAGAAAGTCTTAGCATAAACAAGAAAAAGAGGGTTGCACAAACACAATCCAGAGATGGAACGATTAAAACAACCAGCCTAGGCGGACAGGTATGGGAATTTAATGTAAGGCTTCCAGACGGACCCAGTTGGACTGAGTATCGTCCTCTTATAGAGGCAATTGAAGCATTGGATAGAACAACTGTGGGACAGATACAGATTAACAGTGCTGGACACAGTTACATAAGTGGCTATCAGGGCAATTTAACCAACACCAGTGCAATTAATGTTTCATATTCAAGTGGTAACACTGTAACGATTACCAGTGGAGCAACACTCCTAAGTGGTTATATTTTTAAGGCAGGTGATTTTATTCAATTAGGCACTAGTGGCGGCGTTTATACTGTAACGGAAGATGTTGCATATAATGAAACGACTGTAAAATTACATCGTCCAGTTCGTGAAAGTGCTGGTTCCTACCTTCTTTATGTAGGACAGAATGTTACCTGGGATGTAATTTGCGTGGATTTACCGCAATGGACTATATTTTCTAGAGATCAAATCAGTTGGAGTGGCAGTTTTGTATTTGCGGAGGCACTCTAAATGGCAATTAACCTAACTGCTTATACCAGCATCCAGACTAATTTCTTTGTCAAATTGGTTATTCCTGGATACAGCACACTAACATTCAGTGATTACCACAAGGAATTGACTATAGACAGTGTAAATTACACTGGATTGGGTGAATTATTAAGTGTTAATGACACAGACAGCAATCTAAGGGCGGCTCCACAGGAACTTTCATTGGCTATCAGTGGAATACCCAGTGGAAACATCAGTGACATACTCAATAACAAGGTAAAGGGCAGTGAAGTTACTGTCTATCGTGGTTTCTTTGATGTAGAAACTGGAGAACTGCTTTCTATAAGTGGTAACCCCACTGGAAAATTCCGTGGAATAGTAAGCAACTTTGAAATCAGTGACGATTTAGAGAGTGGCAGTGATACTGGCTCCATAAGTTTAATCCTAACCTGCACAAATGTTGTTGAACAGTTGAATAACAAGGTTGCTGGAAGAAGAACTAATCCAATAGATCAAAAATTATACTATCCAACTGATGAAAGTATGGATAGGGTGGTTGCACTTACCAAGAGTAACTTCAACTTTGGAGCACCCAAGTAATGAGTTTTTTATCAGGAATACTTAACTATGGAAAGAAGGCTGTTAAGTTTCTTGGTGGCAACAGTATTGGTGCAACATTGGCAAAAACGGCACTGCTTGGCTTTGCTGTCAATAAATTAAGCAAGAACGCAATCAAGGACAACAACTATGGTGCCAACTCAGCCGCAAACATAGACAAAGGCGTAAGATTACAGGTTCCACCAGCCGCAGAAAACAAGATTCCAGTTCTTTATGGTGAAGCATACTTTGGCGGTATCATAACTGATGCTGAATTAACATCAGATAATAGAACTATGTATTACTGCCTAACACTCTGTGAGAAAACAGGCACTGATTTGGGCGGCACAGCCAGTTCATACAATTTTAGAGATGTTTATTGGGATGACAATAGAATAGTTTTTGATACTGACGGTATCACAGTTAGTTACACTGTAGATAGAGAAGGCAACATTGATAGAAGCCTAGCAAATCAGGTTAGAATATACTGTTATGCTGGTAACAGCAGTTCAGGTATAGTGCCAGATGGCTATACTAATGCGTCATATCCTGACGCACACAGCATTATGCCAGGTTGGGCTAGTGCAACACACCCAATGACGAATTTAGTGTTCGCAATAGTCAGAGTTGATTACAATAGGGACAAGGGCGTAACAGGACTAGGCAATTTAACATTTCAAGTGGCAAACAGCCTTAAAAATCCAGGCGATGTTTTGTATGATTACCTAACCAATGGTATCTATGGTGCAAACATCAGCCCTAGTGATTTGGATGGTAGCCTAAGCACACTAAAAACCTTTTCAAATACTTCCGTTACCTATGAGGATGAAACTGGTGGTGTTGGACAGACACTAACAAATAGATATCAAATTAATGGACTGTTGGATACGTCAGAAACAGTCAATTCAAACATTGAAAAAATATGTAACGCCTGCGCCAGTTGGTTAAGTTATGACATCCACGAGGGTTTGTGGGGTGTAATCATAAACAGAACTGATACCAGTTCAGCATCATTTAGTGATAGCAATATCCTAGGCAATATTAGCATACAGGGAACAGGATTAGAAAATCTTTACAATGAAGTCAAGGTGGAGTTTCCACACAGAGACATTAGAGATACGGCTGATTTTGTTACTGCGGAAATTCCATCAGCAGACAGAAATTCAAACGAATATGATAACACACTCAATCTTGCCTATGACATAATAAACGAACCCGTTCAGGCAGAACTATTAGGTTTCATTGAATTAAAGCAAAGCAGAGTTGATTTAATGATTAGGTTTGAAACTGATTACAGTTTCATCAATCTAAGAGCAGGCGATGTAATTGATATCACAAATTCAAGAACAGGCTGGACAAACAAACTATTTAGAATTATTAGCATAAGTGAAAGGCAGGATGATTTAGGCGCACTTAGAATGGAAATTAACGCACTTGAATATGACGCCAATGTTTATTCAACTGCTGATTTATTCCGTTACACAAGAACTAATTCAACAGGCATTGTTACAATAGGAAGCATAGGGGTTCCAGGAACTCCGCAGGTTACAAAATTTGAAAGAGATACTCGTCCAAGAATATTAGTTGAAACAACAGCACCAACGGGGGTTGTTGAAGGTATAGAATACTGGATAACATATGATACAACGGAGCCAGTGGATGACAATAGAAGTTACAGTCTATTGGCAACCAAGAGACCCGTTGGTGGTGGTGTATTCAACAGTGGGGATGCAGTAAATTTAGAATATGATGCACTAGAAGAAAGTGATTTTTTTATCAAGACAAGAGGATTCAACAACATTACGGTGGGTCCTTATTCAACAGTTAGTGGATTGGTTGAATTCGTTCCTGAACAGGTTACTGATGTTATTAGCCCAGATACATTTGCTGTTGATAGCACTGGCGGATTATTGACTGCACTTGCCCTAGTTGATTTGTTAAAGGGCGTTGATGGTTTATTTGGTGGTGATGCGGGCACTGGCAGTATATTTGAAAAGATTTTTGATATTTTTGAAGATGAAACTGGTGTTGATATTCTTGGTGATGCCGCAGGCGGCAGTCTTGTTGTTTCATCTAATTTAGAAATAAAAGCAGATGATGTAAGTGTTAGTTCAACCACAGCCAGCATAAATTTTACAAATGGTTTGACGGCAAGTGGAACAACCAATGTCACTGCCAAACTAATTAATGGAACAAACAACAAGGATGTATTGGCGTGGAATGCAACGGACGGTGAATGGCAACTGCTATCTGCCGCAAATTGTTTATCAGGTTGCAATTTCCAAACACCTGTTGTTCCACCAACACCAGTAGTTTGCCAATTATACAAAACAACAACTCTACCAAATGCTCCAACCAAGAGAGGATTGGATTGTAGCCTAACAGGAAACCTAGTTCCTAATACTGGCAGTTATTTCATAACATATCTAAGCAATACAAACACTATCTATGAGGACATAACAAAGAGTGGAAGTGGTTTTGTTTATCTGTATCAGACTGATGGTGTTCTTCTTGAAAGTGTCGCATCAAACGATTTAATCATACACGGCAACATAGTGGAGATACCATTTACGGCACAAAGAGAATTAGGAACAGATTATTACATCTTGATTGATGAGGGTGTTGTTGAACACTGTGGTTGTCCCAACCAAGAAATTAACGATCCCAACACTTGGTATTTTACCGTTGCGCCTTATGTTGTTGATGCTTATCAAGTTCCATCATACACACTGGCAACATTTACACCGCCAGCATTTACACCACTTACCTATACTGCATCACCAACAGGAACGGTATGCAAAACTGGACAGGAGTTAAAATTAACTTTTGGAGAAACAGTTATCAAGGGAACTGGCACGGTTGTGATAAGAAATCACACAACTGGAGCAACAATTACGAGCAAGAATGTTAGTTCAGCAACATTAGAAGATAAAATAGAAACAGATGCTTTTGGAGTAGAAACAACAACAGCAGATGCTATTTTAAATTTTGGAACATTGACACTAAACAATGACACAGTTTATAGATTAAGTGTTCCTGCAGGTATTGCCTCTACACAGCGTGGTTCCTGTGAGCCCGTAAGCATTGAAGTTGAAAACAAGGCGGATACCTTTATCTTTACTGTTGCACCAGCACTGGCAATAACAAGTTATCAATT